CGGCTACTGAAGGAGATAGGCTTGGACGTTCCCAAGGAAGGCTTGTACGGCAGGTTGTTCGGCTTCGGTTTTCTAGCAGCTGGCAAGGTCATTCAGTATGAGATAGACGAGATAACTAACAAGGTCATCGTGCTCAAGGCAGCGTTTAATTTCCTGTTCGGAGATGTCATCAAAGGCTTTAAGCGAATGTCCGAAGAGATCAATGCCTTTGGCAAGGTGCTTAACGTCATCAAGGCGTGGATGTGGGAAGCATTCCATCATCCCATTGACGCTGCCTACCATCGGCTAGAGGACCTGCTTGCCCTGATGCACCTTCGCAAGAAGCCATCGGCAGTTACCGAAGGCGCATACAAAGGCACCGAAGCACCCGCGCAGGAAGTCATACGCGCTGGCGAAGCAGCCAAGGCCCAAGGGGTCCCTGCCAAGTATGCTTCCAATCCAGCGTTGCGTGCTGCCTATCTCCACGGCAATGCGGCACCCAAAGGTGGTCCGCATCCGAATACCTTGCCTCAGTATGCCGCGCCGCCACCGCCAGCGGGTAGGGCACCCACGCCTATCGCGCCAGCTACGTCACACGTGCCAGCCCAGCCAGCTATGCCCACCATTCGCATCTACGGACAACCATCGGCCATTGGTGGCGGTATGGGCGGCACTACGGTCCCAGCGGGTGCTACCCAAGGCTACTACGGTGGCGGTATGCCCAGTTTCGGTGGCGCTGCCCCAGCAGGAGTGACTGCTCCACCAGCAGGTGGCGGTGGCGGCGCACCTATGCCTGACACGGCAGCGGCTGCGAAAGCGCAAGCGCAGATACAAGAGGCAGCGAAAGGTGGACCAGCGGGACTAAACAAACAGCAACAGAAAGGTGCTGTCTTGTATGGCAAGCTGCTTGCTGAGTTCAGAGCGCATCCACCCGTAGGTGTTCCACCTGACGCGGCACGATTCGGTATCACCAAAGGCACTCCCGAAGAATGGGCCAGATGGGGCGTTTCGGTTGCCCACGCAGAGTCAGGGTTCAATCCAAGATCGACCAATCTGTCAGACCCAGGTGGGTCATTCGGTGTCTTCCAGTACAGTCACGGTCAGGCTTACGGCAATGCCTACGATGTTGACAATTCGGTCAAGGCTTTCGTCAGGGACGTAGATTCCGCAGCGGCTGGCGGTATGATACGTGGGAGCACGTTAGCCAAACGCTTTTCTACCATTGGGAATCATCCCGATGTTGGAGCTGCCTACCTAGGTGGAGCAGAACGGATAGCCCAAGCATCGCAAGCCCAAGACCAACAGGCGCAACCGCAGACGCAAGCACCGCCATTGCTTGCGGCCGTACCAGCGTATCAGGAAGGTGGCATAGCCAAGAAGCCACAGGTGGCGATGCTAGCCGAACAAGGGCCAGAGATGGTAATGCCGGCTGGCGTAACTTCGGCACTCCAGACATTGCCTGGATCAATGGAAGCTATCCCAGATATGACTGACGCTTTACAGAAGCTGCCAGCCGCTATGCCATCCCCGCTGCCTTCGCCGCCCACTGCCGGAGAAGGTATAAAGATACCCGAATTCGTGCAAGAACTGTTAAAGCACGGTGGCGCTGAAAAGCTGGTTGGGCTGGGGTTCCAAAGCCTTGCCGAAGCTGGCATTGAGGTGGCTGGCGCGGATGTTCTGGGAGCCATGTTTCCATTGTTGATGCATCCTACTACGCTGGGAGCATCTACGCTATCCAGAGCGCAGCAACTGGAAGCGTTCCAATCTTCCATTGGTAGTCTAAGCACGAAGAGTGACCCAGAGTCAAAGCGTCTGCTCGCCCAGCTACAGAGTGACCCCGAATACCTACGGGCCAAGGCAGAGTCACCTGACTTCTCCCTGCATCACGCGCCAACCATCCATATCCACGGCAACGCTGACGAATCGGCTAGGAAGGCAATCCAGATACAGCTGGACGATGCGGCCAAGAAGTTCATCCAAGATTTCAAAGACGCCCAGCGTCAGGAAAGGCGGCTGTCTTACGAGAGCGGCTACAGTTAGGATGCTTATATTGAATTCGATATAACCATGAGCAACGGAGCATCAGCACCACCAGGCATTACCCCACCGCCACCCATCGTATACAGTCAGCCCATCCCAGCGGGTGCTCGCATCTATGTCTCGGTCCAAGATGACTGGTGGGACCTAATTTCGATCAAGGTCTACGGGATGCGCCGCGGTGACGAGATGTATCTGCATAAGCTGATGGAAGCCAACTATGAGCTGCGTGACGTCAATCAGTTTCCAGCTGGCTTGGCCGTGGTCGTGCCCGATTTACCAGTGAAAACTGCGATTCCACTTGTGCCTTGGACCACTGCGAACATAATAACCACGCCATGACCGAAGCCCAATTGCTCTGCCAGATCGCCCGTGAGTTGGCTTTGATTCGCGCCTGTTTGGCAGAATTGGTCGCAATTTGCCATCAGACAGGTCGGGAGCCACAAACGGTAACAAAACGCGATACGCGCCATCGTCGCTTGCGGACGGGCCATCCTAGAAAGGCTCATAAGCCATGATTACGCAGGTACGGACCGCCAGACCGTCAATCGTGCTCGGGGGGCAGGATTACTACGGGCAGCTGGCCCCATATCTGCTCCGATTCGAATACACCGATAGCTGCGATGGCGCCAAGACCGATGACTGCCAGTTCCATCTCGCGGACCGCGACCGCAAGTTTATCAACGAGTGGATGCCAGCCCCAGGTGCTACTTTCGATGCCAGCATTATCTGCGAGCGTTGGTTTGCCCCGTATGCCGCCACGTTGTCGCTGCCTTGCGGCACGTTCTACATTGACTCCGTAGAATTCGACCTGCCAGCTCACACGGTCAGCGTCAAGGCAAACGCTATTCCCAACGATACCCACGGCAAGGTATCCAACGAGACGAAGGGCTGGCCGCCGCAAGGCACAGGCACTTCGCTACAGGAGATTGCCCAGAAGATAGCTGATCAAAACCATCTCAAACTCAACTGGCTGGCTACCAATAACCCGCAGTATGACCGCGTGGAGCAGGTAGAGCAAAGTGCTTTCCAGTTTCTCAAGCGTCACGCAGAGGATGCCAAGATGGAAATCAAGGTGGCCAAGAATCAGCTGATCGTGTATGACCCGCTGACGATGGACCAAGCAGGTCCCAGCTTCACGCTGGTCTACGGTGACGCTCAAGCCGTAGGCGACACGACTATCTATCGAATGAGCGGTGGACGCTTTCGTCTACAAGTCACGGACCTGACTGCTTCCACGGTCATATCGAATACGGACATAGGCGACGGGATGACTACCACCAAGGAATTCGACGCTAACCAGCTGCTGCCTACCGAAACGGGTGGCACTGGCGGGTCCGCTGGCGGTGGTCAGCAAAGCATTCCAGGCATGCCTTCTGCTTGGAAGGATAACCAGAACTGGAACGTTGACGTCAAGAAGTCGGGCAACGGCAGCGGCAGTAGCCCAGCACCCAACGTCGTAGGCGAAGGCGACTTGGAAAATTACAGCTCGCAGGATGAAGCAGCTGCGGACGGGGCACTGACTAAGGCACAAGCCAAGACACGCGAGAAGAACCGAAGGCAGTACGAATCGGACGTCATTCTCGCCATGGGAAACCCGCTGGTAGCAGCTGGGATGACTTTTATGCTGGTAGGGTGCGGTCAGTTCGATGGGAAGTGGTTTATTGAGAGTGCCCATCACACGGTAGGACCCACCTACGAAACGTCGCTACACATCAGACGGACCTTGGATGGATACTAGTCATGAGCCGCAAGAACCTACTTGCAGACACGGACTTTACCGATGGTCGTGACAAGCGATTCGTTCACACCATTCTGCTTGGCAAGGTCAAGACTATCGAATGTACCGACAAGCAAGCCAACATCACGGCTCTTATGCCTGATCGGCTGGACCACGAAGGCACGCCGCTAACAACCAAGGCCATCCCCGTCCTGCAAATCTCGGCAGGCGGCAAGAAGCAGTTTGCCATGCCACGGATAGGGCAGAACGTCATTCTGCTCAAGCTGCCCAATTCAACGTCCAGCTATGCGGCAATCAACGCTTTCTACACCAGCAATGACCCGCCACCCGTCAAGGACCCGCTCTTGGATTACACCATCTGGGACGATGGCAAGACCTACGTCAAATTCGATGCCAACAAGGACGCTGACCCGTTTCTGACTTGGGACTTCCAAGGCGGCTGGAAAGCCACGGTTGCCAAGGACATAAACATCAAAACTACCAATGGCGCGAAGGTTAACATTGAAGGAGACGGGACCGTCACGGTCAAATCGGACAGTGGCGACATAGTCATCAATGCGGCCAGCGGCCAAGTCACTATCCAAGGCAGCAGCCAGATCACGCTCACCGCACCTACGATCAAACTCGATGGCTTCGTCCATACCACGGGCAATATGCTGACAGACGGGGTTCATACCGATTCACTAGGACACCACCACTAATGCCATCACGATCACACTGGATAGCTAGGCAGAACGAAGGCATGTTCGGCAGTATCATTTTCGGTCACGTTAACAAGACCATCCATACGTTCTACCAGATAGATCGTAACTACAAAGGCAGGTATGGCGCGCATATGGTTCACCTTCGCAAGCCGCTGCTTGAATGGGCTGGCAACGACCTCATCAAGATTGATATGAAGCTGAAGCTGAATTCTGCTTGGTGCGGGGACCCGCTGCCTATCCTAGACCTATGGCACTGGTTCCACGAACAGGCACTTGCCGCGCCACTGATAATCGGTGGGAAGCCAATGGCTCCTGACCTATCGCTTTTCGTCATCACGGAATTGAAGGAGAACCATAAGCACTGGCTGGCTGGGGGTCAGCTGATAGCTGTCGAGCTGGACGTTCACTTTGAGGAGTACATACCGTTCGCTGACATGGGTGGCGTGGCATTGCAAGGAGGCATACCAGGATTCACTGAC